AACCCGGTCGGGGGTTCTCATACCCCTCTCACGATGCAATATGCAAAAAAAAAGCCTGAACGTAAGTTCAGGCTCTTCTTCAAATTTGTGGCGGTGAGAGGGGGATTCGAACCCGCGTTCATATCTTTGTAACCTGCTGATATAAAATGATTTAATAAAAGGATCCTTTTCCACGTGCACTATACGTGCATTTCTCTTCAAATTACCCCGTTATTCACTTCCCGTTTTGATCCCCGGCCTCGATAAGTGCCCATCGTAATCAACCAAATATGAGCCGTAATTCCTGAACAGCATATCCGGACCCTTATGCCCCATTTGCTTACACAGCCAGAACAGATTGGCGCCTGAACTGATATGCATCGTGGCAAAGGTGTGACGCGTCTGATACGGGTTTCGATACCTAAGCTTCGAGTCGCGCATGATGATACGCCACGCTTTCTGTCGAATAGCGTTAGAGCCTGCCCATGGTTCACCAGTGCGTGGATCCTCAAACACAAACTCACTCTTCAGCTGCGTAAACTGCTTCATGGTGCTGAGCGCCTCTATTGCCTCCTCGTTTAAATCTATCTTCCTTGTGCCGGCGCGCGTCTTTGTCGATTTCTCCACCCCCTCAACAACGGCGTTCTGCACAAATGCCGTCTTTCTTTCAAAGTCTATGTCCCGCCACCGTAAAGCACAGAGCTCAGAAGGGCGCATGCCAGTATTCAGCGCAAACTGGAATGTCGCTTTCCATTGTGGAAAGAGGCAATGCATATAGATGATGCTGATTTCTGCAGGCGTGAACGGATCCACCTCGTACTCTTCCGTGTTGCCGTACTCAATTGAGAAGTAGCGTGAAGCACTGATGTGTGCGACCGGGTTATCACTGATGAGCCCATCCGTTACAGCTTCATCAATAGCGCTGCGCAAAAATGACAGCCGGTTCCGGATGGTTTTCAGCTTCGTTTTCTGGCTGGACACCCAGTTTTTGAGGGCGCCAGGCGTCAGCTCGGTGACATAGATATTGTGAAGCACTCTCAGCGATTTGAGACACTTTCGGTAACCGTCCAAAGTGGAGGGCGAGAGGTTCCGGTTCTCGCTGATAATCAGGTACTCCTCAAGGTAATCCTTTACCGTCTTTTTCTTCTTCTGATGACCAAATAACGCGGCTTTTTTTGAGCGGGGGAAGTACTGCAGGTAGTTAAAATCCCCCGTTGATATGCGGTTTTGAATCTCTCCCAGATACCGCTCTGCATACTTAATGTTTCGTGTGTTCACTTCCATGCCCGATAATGGCTCTCTGCAGAGCACGCCATTAAAGGTGAATGTGAGCTGTAGCGTTTCGCCGGTTTTATGCTGGCGTATCGTTATTCCCCGCGGTAAAGCGGGTCCTTGCTGCTTCTTGCCCATCGGTTGACTTCCTCGGTATCTATCCAGCGCTCACGGACGCCGTCCACTTTTAATACGTGAACACCCATCCTCCAGATCTTCCTTTGTATCCGTTTGTTAATGGCTTCCTCCGATTCGCCGGTAGTGTGGCAGTAGGCTGAAATTGGCATAACATCGAGGCTCATATTTACTCCTTGAGCAGTCACAGGTAGCTGAAGATAATTTTGATTACGATGATTGCTATGATGGTGATGATGAGGTGGAGTGGGGTGATCATGCTTTTGAAATCATTTTCGCGAAACTTTCAGCCCGCTCCCTTTCGAGCCTGCTGATGTCATCATTCACGTCCTTAAACGGTAAATCTCTCCGACATCTTTGAAGCGTGTAGCCACATCGCGCCATATACCACAGGAATGTATCCACGACATAGATGTGACCATCGCGAGCGTTACCGTTCTCATCTGCATTCTGAATGGTGTTATGCATAGCATTGAACAGGTCCTTCTGGTCATGAAAGTCGCGGAACTCTGGCGGCATGTAATCGCCGCTTTTTTGCCAGGTGTAAAGTGGATCATCAGACATAACAACTCCTCACGCAGAGCGCGAAATAGATAACAGGATGGGGATCAGTGATTGGTGTGCTGCTCGCGTTCTTGCTTTGTCGCGTAACGCCACGTGTAACCGCGATGGGTCTTAGCCCGCCCACTAATTGCTTCTTTTATGCCAGAACGATGAAAGCCCGGCGCGTAATAAGCTGAACGGAAATACACCTGCTCGCCGGTCTCTTTATGAGTGCCGACAACAGCCATTTGACGTAATGGCATTTCTTTCACTTTGACATCTCCTTTTCCAGCTGGCGCACGTAATACACAAGCCATGATTTAGGCCGGAATGTATCAGGTGGCAGGCAGTCGATAGTTTTGGCGTGATGGTCAAGAATGGTGGTGATGATGTGGTTGTGTTCTGATCTGGGCTTGCCATCAATGGCATTGCGTATTTCCGTTCTGCACTTACGCGCTACGGCCCTTAGCGCATTTTCTGTCTGCGGCGTCATAACGCCTTCCTGTTCCTGGCTGCCCACATTTCCCGCTCGTGATCGTTACGGCACTCACTGTCGCAATAACTCCCTTTGCTGATACGCTCCTCGCAGTAGTGGCACTTCCCGGTAAACTCGATCGCCGTCTTTGGCCGGTTAGCCAGCGCAATTTCAACGTTAAGCATTTCAAGGTATGACGCATCATCTGCAATGTCGCACATAGTGATTCTCCAGAATTTAGGCGTAAAAAAACCTGCCGGAGCAGGTTGTTTTGTTTTACTTCATCAATTGGATTGGAAAGGGCTCCAGTTCTCTTATGGCGTCTTTGATGACTTCCTCTGAAGGTAGCTCCTGATAGGCGATCTTATAAACAGGATGGCTAAAAATGCTTTTATCAGTATACACACTGGCAAAGTACGTTTCTTCATCACCGGTAACCGCGTCAATCAACGCAATATGTGATGATCCAACCTCTGCTGGATGCTTAACCTGGGAACCGTCAACCTTGAAAATAATGCAATCTACCGTCATTCCTTGCTCTCCTTGTGATAAACCGGGTCTGTGCCGCGCGGGAACTGCAGGGCGGCGTTCCTGTAATGCTGCAGGCGCTCGCGGAAATACTCACGCTGGTTCTCAGGCTGCTGCAACTCCACTTCCATAGCGATAACCGGCATGTTCATGCGCTCTTTGTAGGCGACGCCTGATGCGGCCAGATCGACATTAACCTTATCGCGTTCTTCTTTACTGCGTGCTGCGAGATTGTGTGACATAGCGATTCCTCCTGACTGAAGTATATCGCTACCGGCGGACCTCGGCGCACTCTAATTGCACCAGTGGCCGGCGCTCACGCAGGCGCGCCCTTATCAGCTCACAGGCTTCAATGGTTGGGTAGATTCGCTCAGACACCGGGGCGAGAAGGGCAGAGACTATTACGATGACGAAGCCGATGAACATGCTGCCTCCGGTCCCTTTGTCAGCACCGCCAGCGCGATAGACTCGCCTATATCTTGCAGCATTGAATACACCTGAGGCGGAAATTCAATGCGCTCCTCCCGATCAGACAGGAAGCGAATCAGCGGCTCTTTCAGTTCTGCCGGCACAACCGGCATCGGATGATTACGCATGCTGTATCTCAATATATGCCTCTAAGTAGCTTTTTGCGACTTTCGCGTTGATCACGTTACAGTAGGCGCGCAGTCGTTCCACTCTTTGGGCAACGCCATTAACCAGCGGGAATGAGCCGGCTTCAACTGGCCGCCACTTTTCATCCCGGCAGGATGGCAGGCAACAAAAAACCGCCCGAAGGCGGCTTATAATATTAATCAGATCAATCATCGTAACCGGCAACCTGACGCAGCGTCCGCTTAGGCGAATCGCCTGGTCGGCGGGGATGGTTTTCATGATTGCTGCTTCGGATGGATGCAACAACCTGCAGAGTTAAGCGAAGGGTTTCCGCTTTTTCAATCGAAAGAGGACTAAGCTCACCTTTGTCGATCATGTTGCTGATATCTTTCAGCATATCCTCTGCATAACTGAGATAATCGTCTTCTTCGATGACCTTCTGGTGGAAAACTTCATCCAGGTTAGTGAGGTTTTCTTTCAGCAACTCTACCTCAGAATTCAGGCGGGTATTTTCCTCATACAGCTCTTCATACGCTGTCTGGCTTTGTACCGCCTGGTCAGCCATTTCCTTCAGCTGGTTTACGCTATCGATAGCCTGTTGTGCTAGTTGAGTTGTGTCAGTCATATTTGATTCCTTATATATGAAATTATTAAACTAATTCCTACTGACCTGCATCAATGAAAATCATTCATCGTCAGTAGTTTATGTGCTTGCCTCACATAGATACATTACATTCGAGCAAAGAAAATTAACAGTTAAATACTGTTTATATGTACAGTATTTTTGTGTCATAAATGAGGTTTGGCGCCAGTAATAACTTTATTATTTCGCTCTTCCAGAAAGCGTATACGGCTGCGACTGGCGCACTGTCGTACAGACTCATATGAGCGGTTTAGTCGCCGGGCTATAAGTTTGGGTGGGATTGTCGCTGCGAGTTCTTTCAGAAGGCCTATCTCATCGGGTGACCAGCGGCGGCCTAAGGTTAATTGATTGCCGCGACGCCGGTATTCAGATAATTGCATATCTTCTCCTGTGATTAGCTAAGCGCCTTTTCAAGCTCCGCTTTGCGAAGCAGATAGACGTCAGTTGCCTTATCCAGCTCTGCAGGCGTGCCGGCCAGTACCTTTGCAGCGTATTTGTAGAACTTATCCAGACTCGTTAGCGACTCAGCGCCGCTGGCTGCTTCGGTGAAGTCGGCAAGCAGCTGATCCGGAGTACGCGTCTGTTCGCTGGTGGCTGCGGGGTTCACCTCCCGCTCTGGCCGTGGTTCCTGCTGAGTTTCCGGCTTGCTGTTAATCAGGTTGTTCAGCTCAGCACGGCTGCGTGCCGGAGTAACGTCGCGTTCTGCGCGCTGAGTCGGTTCAAACTCGTCAGGCGTATAGACGCCGAGGATCACATCAGGGCAGTACAGCCGCGCCCAGTACTTAACTGCCAGATAGGCCAGCTGCTGCTTTGGTGCTGTCTTCCATAACGGAGAGTTGCGGGTAGTCACGAATTCCATATAAAGCGGCTCGCCCCAGGTGATTTCCGTCTCGCCGCGAAGCACCGCGCCGACACGCACGGACAGGCCACGCTCATTATTCGCGTTTGCAGCGCCTGGTTTGAACTTCTCCCAGTCGCCGCCGTATTCGTATTTGAAGCTCCCCTGAACGGCTGTTGAGCTGGTAATCACCGCGTTGACCAGCTGCGCCTCATAACCCAGCGTGCCGTTAACCAGGTGCGTTTTCTGCGCCACCGCGTACGGGTTCATGCCCCACTGAGCAGCCTGCAGAGCGATAGCCAGGCAGTCAGCTGGCTTGCCTGCGAGATGTTGCGGGACGGTGGCCTTGCCCTGCGCCATGACCTCCGCAAAAGCCTGCAGTTTCTGCAGACCGGTCGGGCTGAAAATGGCGGCTTTGGTGTCGGCCTCATTAACCGGCGACTGCATAATTTCGTTGCTCATACGTTATCCTTTCTTTTTGCCCAGTCCGGGCGCGTGATTTCTTCAATGCCGCCCCAGCTGCCGGACTGCATGCATTCGTGATAGGCGGCAAGATCGCGGCGAAACAGGTCATAGCCCACGGCTACGTCATCCTCACCAAGCTGGAACACCCGAACCGGGTACCGGCCGCAGTCGATCGACTCGCTGACGGCGATGAAGACAAAAAGAGGGTATTCACCGAACTGTTTGCTGAACCCCTCCCGGTAGTAGGCGTCCTGGACGTGATAGCGGAACTCCTCAACGTGGCGGGCAAAGCGGCTCATGTCGGCCACTTTCTTGACGTCCACAATTACCGGCTGCTGAGACAGAAACTTGTCTGGCCGGATGCGGCACAGCTCGCCGGTCTGTTCGTCATTCCAGTAGATTGATGCCTCCTGATGGCCTTCTGCCTCAAGCAGCCAGCGGGCGGCGGGATGGGCGAGGGCGCTGGCGCGCATCAGCTTCAGTTTGCGGCCCTGTTCGGCATCCATGACCGTCATGCCCATGCCTTCACAGTCTTTTAAAAAGGCTTTCTCGTTCGCCTTTCCTTCAGTGGTCCGGCGGTTGAACTCCGGCGCCACAATAAAGCGGTTATCAAATTCTTCAGGTTCCAGCAGCAGGCAGTGCAGTGCCGTACCCATGTCCAGCGCTGCTTTCTTCTCTTCATCCTCCGGCGCGCTTTTACGCCACTGGAAAATGGCCGGGTTGATGGCGATATCATCCAGCTGTGATTTACTGATGCCGGGGCCCGAGTGATAGGCCTCATTGCTGATGTCGTAATAGATACCGGGCTGCATTACGCGACCTCGTCATAGCTGTGCTTGCGCTTCCAGATATCGATCGCCCGCTCGCGCTTAGCTGCGGTGATCATCATGTCCCGCATAAATGCGTCAGCAGCCATTTCGAGGTCATCATCCATGTCAAACATACCCATGGCTTCGTGATCAAAGTGGCGCAGCATAAAGGCGCAGGCTGGTGCAACAATCGGACTGATACGGCGCTGGGCCATGATTTCGTCAACGCGGGCTGCAATAATCTCCAGCTCCTCATCCGGCAGGCTGTCTGCTATCTGCTGCACCTCTTTGCCGTCTTTCTCATACAGGCGAAATTTCATTTGCGGTCTCCCATAATCAGACGCTGCAGGAACAGATTGATAAAGGTGAAGCCGTTCGACTTTTCCAGCAGCTGTGCGCGCTGGCGCTCAAAGTCATCCTGGTGTTTGCGGTATTGATCCGCCGGTGCAGTGTTTTTCATGGGCGCCGCTCCTGCGATACAACTTCAACCAGGCGCTCCCACAGCTGCTGCAGGCGGCTTTTAGGGCGCCAGTGCAACACATCTGCACCTGATAAACGGAATGCGAATTGGTTTGTTACGGGTGTGGCGGTTTGAGAGCTACCCATGTGGGCAGCCCCAGCAGTTGCAAATTGCATGGGTAACTCCTGGTGTTGGTTAGTGAGTGGATCAGTAAGTGATAGTGGTATGAGGGATCAGGCCGTCTTTGAGAGCCACGAGCGTAGAAATAGCGGCTTCACGCGTCACCCCGGCATTGGCAATCAGGGCGTTAACTACAGCAGTGCCGACTGCTTTTCGATGAGCCTCATTGGCAGCCCGCGCTGCAGCTTCATCTGAAATACGCTTCTCTTCAGCCAGACGCGCGCGCTCTGCATCTCTGGCGCGCTGCTGTTCGGCTTCAACAGCAGCCTGCTTTTCACGTGCTGCCTGCTCCCGCGCCTCCTGAGCCAGGCGCGCAGTGCGTTCCTGTGCTTCGCGGGCTTCACGTTCTGCGCGCTTTTGTGTCTCAATACGCTCACGATCTGCCTTTTCAGCTTTGGCTTTCAGTTCGGCCTCACGACGGGCGGCCTCATCTCGTTCCCGCTGTGCGGCCTGTTCTGCTTCGATGCGGGCCTGCTCAATAGCCTGCAGACGGATGGACTCTTCATGAGCGATGCGCTGGCGCTCAGCTTCTGCCGCCGCCTCCATCGCGTCCCGATCAAACTTTTCGTTCAGGAGCAGAGCGACCTCATGGTCTGCAGCCAGTTTTTCTGCAGCTGCTTTATCATGAGCTGAGTTCATCTCCAGCGCTTCTGCATGCCAGGCATTCATCTGCTCTTCAGCTTTGATGCGTTCCTGTTCCGCTTCCCATTCAGTAAGAGGCCTACGCGTCTCATCGCGCAGAGCATCGCAGGCATCAACGAACCGCCGGATTTCCGCCTCTGCAGGCTTTACTGCTTCTTTAAGTCGCTTCAGGTAGTCACGGCCCGGCTTTTCAATTGCCGTCTTGCTGCGTGATACCTGCGCTGCCAGAGAGGCAATGCGGGTGCGGCCTTTTGCCGTTGTAAGGTCAGGCACCTCATTCACTGAGGCACGAATCTGATCCAGAAATGCATCCAGACCATGGGGAACATAAAGTGCCGGCGCCTGATCTGGCTCTACAACCAGAACAGCTGAATCTGTGGTTTCACTCATTGCTAACTCCGTATTCAGGGCAAAAAAATGCCCCGAACATTCCTGTCGGGGCCAGTAGATGGTGGTGAGTACAACTGGAATGCCTTCGTAGAAAGGCATTGCGCTTATACCAATAAACAATCGCTCTGGTTCGCGCTATCTGCTGCATACACGCTATGAATAAAAAAGGCTGCGGGTTAGGCAGCCTTTGAAGTTTTATTCTTTAATCTGAAACGCTTTTCTTTGGTCAGTCTCTTTAAAAGATTGCGGGCACCACGCCTATAAGCAGACCAGTCATGCCCAACAGCAGACAGCATAAGTCTGGTTAATGCTGCTCCGTCACCTGATGCCAACCTGTGAACCTGAATTTTCCCCACCGAGCCAGCGAACTCGGCACGGATTTCCATTAATGTCATATTCTTGGCAGTTTTGAGGTTATGAATCGCTGCTTCAGTGGCCTGCAACAAATTTTCTAACTGAGCGTCACTAATATATTTTTCATCTGCTAATTCAGACATTTTTTACTCCTATTTTCAGAGAAGGCTCTTTTGTGCATCAAGATATAGCGTTTACAAACTCTTCGAGGCTTAGTGCCTCTTCGCCTTCTTTCAGTCCTTCAAAGTATTCTTCATATGCATCATTGACTCGCTTGTTCACGCGTCTCACCTCGCCGTTACGTTGTCTTTAGACTTGCGATAGCCAGCACTGAAGATCGCTACCTGTGGTAAGCACATCGCCGAATCAACATCGTTACCGATGTATTTCGCAGCTCCGGCCAGAATCTGCTTGTGATACTCCGTTTCGGTATCGACTGCTTTAACCACGCGGTCAGTTACAGGGCGCTTGCACTGAAGTACAACGCGGCTTGGAGTGGGGCGGTGCATTACTTCTGCGTTTACGCTGGCTTCACTCTGAAGGTGAGCGCGACGTTCACGACGGCGACCAGATGCTGAACCAGTGAATTGAGTTCTGCGTGTCATAAATACCTCCTGAGTGAATTTTGGCGATGGTTCTTATCCATCCCAAAAGTCACACTTTGGTACTAACTGGCTTTTCAGCCACGTAGGCAAACTTCGCCGTTGTTTAAGAGCTGCTATCCTTTTCTGAACCTCTCAGCGTCCTGCTGATGGAATTAAGTATACGCATCGTAAACTTTATGGCAATACGTTATGTATACTTTTTTGGTGGGATGAATACATATCGTTGATTGGTATGTGATTTTATTTTCTACAGACGTAAAAAAGCCCGCTCAGTGGCGGGCTATTGAAATTCTATATTGCTCACATCATGAGCGGATAGCTTAACGTGACTTAGGAAGCGTAGGCTTCTGTAATGCCAATATGATTTTTTCAGCTTGTGGCGCTGGCAGAGCTTTCTGCTGAACTTTGTTTGCAAGATAGGTCTTCAAGTGCACGTTAACATACGTCGTATAAAGCCAGTCCCTAAACGTACCCAAGCATGAGTTAGGGTAAATATTAGCTTCCTTTTGATTTCCTTTGCTCTGCGGGAAGTCATCTGGATAGTTGTGGGGGTGAAGAACCCTCTGCCCGTGAATGTTTTCTAAATTATTGTCTTTCCAAAATTTCGCCCATCTTTGCCCGACGCTAATATCAGGTATAGAGTGAGGATCGAGTTGAAACTCACTGTTAATCAGACGAACAGTAAGGTCGGCCATCTCTCTAAATATCGAGAAATATCCTATCGGTATGCTGTCATTAGCAATGATTCTTTGTTGAAAAACGTTCCATGAGCTGCTGATAACGGCTTGATTAGGCTGATTGTAACCTGACTGCTCATAAATCATACGTTTAAGCGTGTAATCAGCTAAGCGTACAAAAGTATTTCTAGCCTGTGTATTGTCGAAGCCAGACGCGTCAAATGCGTAGTATTGGAGTATTGCCATACAGACATAGTCTGGATACGCATGAGTCTCCACGCCCATTTTATTTACGGTGCGTGTAAATAGGTGCTCAACATTTATATGCCCACGTAGCTCAAGGTAGTAAGCAACCTTAGATCCTCGAGGCTTATTTTTTTCAGTGGGCCAGTTTGTTGTAAAGACCCTTAGAGGGGTGTCATCTATGCCACATAGCTTTGCTAAGCCATAAAGAGTGAGGTATGGGGTACCATCACTCAAAACGCCCATAGGGATTCCATCGACTTCTGCTTCTACTGCGGGGTAAAGAGTTAAATTACCCTGGGATCCATTCGAGGGGAAATTAGACATAATGTATTGATTACCATATATATTGTGCCGGGATCAGCACTTCCCTAGTAATTTTTAACGAGTTGATCTGTCGTCAACTTCGCGCTGTGTGTATTTCATCGGCAAATGCCGTAAAATCTTTACTCAAACGTCTCTTCCGGCCACTGAGCTTTGACCACCTTGCCGATGATGCGAATGCTGTGATCGCAATCGATAATCCTGTAAGCAGGATTTAGCGGCACCAAATAGCTTACGCCACCGTCCAGCTCGTACTTCTTGAAGGTTGCCTCTGAATCAGCATTAGCAGAGGCAACGCAGAAGTCACCCGTTTCAACCGGTTCTGCCGGGTCAATCAGAATCAGCATCCCTTCCGGGAAGCTCGGGCGCACACCCTGAGGTGCAGTCATGGAGTGACCTTTAACTTCGAGCCAGAAAGCTTTCTCGCTGGCTTTACGCGTAGTGGCTACCCATGCCTTAGCATCACTCGCCGTATAACTGCTGACCTCGGAGAATGGGCCGGCCTGCACGTGAGAGAACAGGGGGTAGTCATACTGAGGTTTGGGCTGCTCATATGTAGAGACTGGCTCGCCTACACTGAAGGTGCCATCAGCGTTGAATGACGCGCCTGTGATTCCCAGGTACTTAAAAATAGCGCCTATTTCTTGGAGTGATGGGTTACGCCGTCCATTTAGCCAATGGCTAACCGCACCCTTGGTTACACCAATGTGCTCGGCCAGTTTATCTTGGTTCAAACCAAGCGCATCAATCCTTTGCTTAGCGATATCGTACCAGTTCATTTTCATACCTGAATTATACGTTTTGTATCCACGTCAACGAGTCACAATTCGTATATTCAGCTTGATAGTTAGAATACGATATGTATACTTGGTTGAGGAGGAACCTATGAACAAAATCCGCAATTTTCGAGAGCAAGTGGGGCTTACCCAATCGGATTTAGCTCGAGTTGTTGGCTGTACTCGTGGTGCCATTTGTCACTACGAAACCGGGCGGCGAGGAATGGATATTGACCTGTGCCGACTCTTTATCTCTGCTTTCAAAAAACATGGTGTTGAAGTGACTTTGGACGACTTGTTTCCACCTAAAGCAGCTTAAGCACTATCCGCTCTTAAACAACGGACGCTCTGTCCCACGTCGCTGAAAAGCGAAACCAAATCAAATTAACGATTCATACGTGACAGCCATCCGGCCGTCGCGCAACTACCTATTCAACAAGAGAAATTTACCAAGTGGAAAACGCAAAGAAACGCAACGAGGCGTTGAAGATTGAAAGTGCTTTGCTCAACAAGATAGCCCTGATCGGCACGGAAAGGACGGCTGCCGCGGTTGGTGTCGATAAGGCGCAGATCAGTCGCTGGAAACGCGACTGGCTCCCGAAACTCTCAATGCTGCTTGCAGTGCTGGAATGGGGTGTCGTGGATGACGAGATGGCTCATTTGGCCCGACAGGTGGCGAGCATTCTTACCAAAGAAAAAGCCCCGAATAGCTGCGCGAACAGCTTCGAGGCCTGATGCGAAATGACTGGATCAATTCACAGGAGTAATTATGAGTAGTTTATCACTGTATTACAAGGGCAAAGAGAAGAACGGCACGGATACCACGGTGCGTAAAACATTCCTGGTTCCGCTGTCAGAGCTGTATGTCGAGCCGGGCTATAACGTTCGTGATATCGATCAGCAGCACGTCGAGGAGTTTCGCGACGCATTCATTGCCGGCGAGTTTGTGCCGCCTCTGGCCGTACAGGTGACAGGCGATCGGGTCAAAGTCATCGATGGTCATCACCGCTATTACGGCGCCCTGATGGCTACCGAAGCCGGTCACGAAATTGCCCGCCTTGAATGCAAAGACTTTACCGGTACCGAGGCCGATCGCATCGCATTCATGGTTACCAGCAGCCAGGGTAAACCGCTCACTGCGCTTGAACGCGCAGCAGCCTATCAGCGCCTGTCTAATCAGGGATGGTCAGTGGGTGAAATCGCCAGCAAGGTTAAGCGCTCGGTTGCTGATGTTGATCACCACCTTCAGCTGCTGACGTGTGGCGATGAGCTGATAGCTATGGTCAAAACTGGCGAAGTAGCAGCAACGACAGCTGTTGCTCTGGCACGTGAGCACGGTGCCAACGCTGGCGCTGTTGCAACTGAGCAGATGGGCAAGGCTAAGGCCGCCGGTAAGAAAAAGCTTTCGCGCAGTGCAGCAATCCCGCTGTTCAGTGCAGCAAAAGCCCGTCGCCTGGCCGAGCTGCTGGTGGGAGCAGAGCTATCCGGAGAAACCGGTAATGCTCACCTGGTGCTGGCTGAAGGAACCGCAGAGGAGGTAGGGCAGATCATTGCTGACTATCGCGCCGGGGCACCCGGCAGGTGGGAAGAGTCATGAATCTCGCATATGAAAACGTAACACCAATCAGGCCCGAACTACGGGCCGTGGAGCGTCGTGTGGCAGATCTGGAGGATGGTTACACGCGCATCGCCAATGAACTGCTGGAGGCTGTCATGCTGGCCGGAATGACACAGCATCAGCTTCTTGTTTTCATGGCCGTCATGCGCAAAACATACGGCTTCAACAAGAAGGTTGACTGGGTTAGCAATGAGCAGCTATCTCAGCTTACAGGTATGTTGCCGCACAAGTGCTCAGCCGCAAAAAGCTCTCTGGTAAAGCGAAATATCCTGACGCAGGAAGGGCGCTTAACAGGGATAAATAAAGAGCTGGGCCAGTGGATAAATGAGCCTTACCCAAAAAAGGTAAACTTACCCGAATCAGGTAAGAAAACATTACCCGAATCAGGTAACGGGTCTTACCCGAATCGGGTAACCACAAAAGACAATATTACAAAAGACAATAAAGACAGTAATTCATCGTCAGAGAATTCTGTCGAATCCCCTGACTCACCTCCGGCAAATCTTCCTGCTCTTCGTCCTGAGGCAGCAGTCCAGACCCCGAAGGGTGACAAGTGGGGAACCGGAGACGACCTGAAGGCGGCGGAGTGGATTTTCAAACGGGTGCAGATCGTCTCACCCAATGCCCGCCAGCCTAACTGGCCTGCCTGGTCAAACGACATCAGGCTGCTGCGCACGGCTCTGCAGGTAACGCACCACGATATCTGCGAGGTGTTTCTCTGGGCCAGCCGCGATCACTTCTGGCAGTCGAATGTGCTCAGTCCTGCGAAACTGCGGGAAAAGTGGGACACCCTCAAAATCCAGATGAACCAGCCAAACCGTAACCGGCAGGCGCCAGCGGATCAGCAGCCTGCTGTCCACTGGAACAGCCAGGAAGCATGGGAGAATTTCATATGAGACATCTCGTAGCGGCAGTAAATAATCGCGACAGCAGCGCGCTGGCCCGCATGGCCGGTGATGCACCGCAGCCGGCGGATCGTCGCCTGCATCAGGAAGTTGAAAAGCTGATGAATGAGTTTTTCGACGGACTGAAACAGGTGTTTCCCGCCTCAGTCAGCACCGCCTGGCGGACTCAGGCAGACGAAGCCGCCGCCAAACGACAGTGGATAGCCGCCTTTGCGGAGAACGGCGTGACCAGCAAGCAGCAGCTTTCAGCAGGCATGCGCCAGGCGCGCGCCAGCGGCTCACCGTTCCTGCCGTCTCCGGGCCAGTTCATCAGCTGGTGCAGGCAGGGGACTATCGCCGCTGCAGGCCTGCCGGACGAAGAGACACTGTACGGCATGGTGATGGCCTACTGCGCGAAACGCGGCGACTACGTATCCCCGGAGCAGTATCCGTGGAAGAGCAACGCCGATTACTGGATGGTCACCGGCCTGTACAGCCTGATGCGCGCCAACAACCTGAGCGAGTCAGAACTGCGCATCAGGTGCCGCTCTGAGCTGCGCAAAATGTCTGAACGAATTGAGGCCGGCGAAGAAATCCCGGAACCGCGTAAGCAGCTGCTGAAGCTGTCCATCCCGTCCACCAGCGAAAAGGCGATGGAAGGTGTAGCCCTGCTGCGCGCCACGCTGAAAGCAAAACGGAGTGCATCATGACCCAGGTTATCCAGCTGTACATCGAAACCCCGCTGTTGCGGCAGGCGCGCAACCTGACAGAGTCCATCATCAACCTGGCTAAGGTTTCCGGCCTGACGCCCGAGCAGTTTCAGTCTCACCTGCGGGCTATCGATCTGCTGGCTCGCGAGGCGCACGACCTGATTGTTGATGCTGAGTTTGAACAGGAGGGTGGCGGCCATGATTCATTATCACGGCGGACCGATAACGCCTGACACCTGTGCTATCAAAGCCTGGAAATCCCGACACGCATTCATCTCTTTCGCCCACGCCAGCCAAATCAATCTCGCCTCTGAATATTGCCAGTCATTTGCCCTCGACAATGGCGCATTCACTGCGTGGAAAGCAGCTGGGCGGAACAAAATTGACTGGAGCGATTATTACGAGTTTGTGGCGCGCTGGAAAAACCATCCAGGCTTCGACTTCGCGATCATCCCCGACGTAATCGACGGGGGACAAGCTGAGAACGAAGCGCTACTGGATGAGTGGCCGCACGGCGATTTCTATGGCGTACCGGTATGGCACATGAACGAGAGCGACGACCGGTTCATTCGTCTTTGCAATGAGTATCCGAGAGTAGCCATCGGAAGTTGTGGTGAGTATGACGTGAAGCGACCAAAAATCGCTGTAGCGCGTATGAAAGACCTGATTCGCCATGTCACCGATGATTATGGTCAGCCTATCACTAAGCTTCATGGCCTGCGCATGCTAAACCCGCTCATATTCACAAAACTGCCGCTATCCAGCGCCGACAGCACAAACGTTGCCAGAAATATCGGTATCGATAAAGCCTGGTCTGGTGCTTACGCGCCGGCATCAAAAGAGACTCGCGCCGCACTAATGGTTGAGCGTATTGAGTCGCACAATAGCCCTGGTTCACTCAACTACTGTGCGGAGCGGGATAAGTTCGATATGCAACTTCAACTGGCTGTCTAAAGCTGTTGCTTTCAGTAAGGGTAAATATGGAGATACCAAAAGAGGGCATACGACTACATAAATCGAATTTCAGAGCCATCGGGCAACAGCTTCAGCCACTGCTCGAATCCGGCGAATGCTACCGACTTACCCTCAGGCCGTGGAAAGAAAAGCGCAGCCTCTCACAGAATGCACTCAGTCACATGTGGTACGCCGAAATCAGCGCCTACCTGATTAAATCTGGCCGCAACGATGCAACACCTGAATGGGTAAAGCGCAACCTCAAGCGCACGTATCTGGGCTGCGAAGCCATCACCTACACCGATTTCATCACGGGCGAAAAGTCCACGACCTACGAACCCCGGCACACGGCCGATCTTGATACCGGAGAGATGCATTTCTTCCTGAATCAGGTCGAGAGCTGGTGCATGCAGTTTGGTCTGGTGCTTACGGTCCCGCATGACTCGGAATATCAGAAACTGAAGGACAAACAAAATGGGTAGACCAAACACCTGGACACAGCAGGAAATTGACTACATCGAGCGTGTGGCCGGAAAGGTCCCGCCGCAGGTTATGGCAGACGCGCTTAACAAACCGCTCAGCACGCTCAGAACCAAAGCCACCGTTTTGGGGCTGGGGTTAAACGTACCGAAACATATTCTTGAGAAGCACTGGCCGGAGTATCTGAAGAAAAAGGAGAGCAGCCATGCGGCAAACGTGGTTCACCCATGATCCTGTAGACACCGATACCGCGAACGAACTCCTTCACCGATATGCCACCCGCAATATTCAGACCCAAAAGACGCTCGCTACCGATCCCCGCCTGTGGCTGGTCAGCGCGCTGCTGCCTGAAAGCAAACGAGAACCACGGAGAGATCACACCTATGAGCAGAGATGCTGGCAATAAGCGCTGCTGTCGCTGCCACACCGTCCTAACCAGTGAGGACAAATACCACCACGGCATTTCGTGCTGGAAGTGTGAGGAGGATATGTTCTATGCAGAGAAATTCGACTATTTCCCCCTGATCTGCACCTGGCGATATGCGGGCTATCAGGTGCGATGGCTGAAGTGCGTCACCGGGCACCTCATGAGTCTGCTGTTGCGTAGCATGCTCCGATGTGTAGTTGCCTGCCGATCCGGACTGAAGCATCACAGGAGGGGGCGATGAGGAAAATCAGGCGCCGCTGCAAAAATCCGGCCTGCCGTGAATGGTTCCATCCATGCTTCGAGAATCAAACGTGGTGCAGCGCAGACTGCGGAACCGTGATGGCAATGGCGAAGATGGAGAAAGACCGGCAGAAAGCGATACAGGAGGCAGAGCGACGACGTAAAGCAGAGACCCAGCAGGAAAAACGCCACACCAAAATCCGCAAGTTAGCAGTACAGCCCCTCAGTTACTTCCATAAGCAAGCCCAGACAGCTTTTAACGCATATATCCGCACCCGCGACGCCGGGCGGCCGTGCATCAGCTGTGGCCGCGATACCGGCGCGAAAATGAATGCGGGCCATTACCGCACCGTTGGAGCCAGCAAAGAAACCTGTTACGACGAAACCAACTGCCACCTTCAGTGTGAGCATTGCAATTCGTACCTGTCCGGGAATATTGGCGAGTACAAGCCACAGCTTATTGCCAAAATCGGCCAAACTGCTTTCGATCGCCTGATGGGGCCGCACGAACTGAAGAAGTGGACGCGGGAAGAGTTGCAGGAACTGGCAGCGCATTACCGGCAGAAAACCAGAGAGCTGATTAAGCAGAGGGAGGCAGCATGAGCTTAGAAGCGACAGTAAAGTACCATTTTCCAAAGGGGCAGAACTTCAGCGGGACAGCGCCGCAGACGTCGCCTGACACGCTTACCGGCACCGACTATATCGCAGCCATGGGAATGACGCAGAGTCGTGCTCCACTGGGTTACAGCGCTTTCATGGGAAAGGTGGGAGTAAGTGAGAACGACGCCGCTCGCGCCGTATCCCTGTTAACTGAATATGCACTTCAAACCTGCGACAAGGTTCCAGCCTTTCGCAAACTCGACGCTGATATTAAACCAGCCGTTATGCAAACACTCGCAACTTATGCCTACATGGATTACTGCCGCAGCGCCGCCAGCGTGAAGCCGTGCGATTGCTGCGGTGCGAAAGGGTTTATCGAAGCGGAAGTGTTCTCAATGAAATCGCCCTTGTCCGGCGGTGAGGTCAGGAATGTCAAAGAGACCGTACGCGTGCTCTGTAAGTCGTGCAAAGGAAAGGGAGTGCTCACATCATCCTGCCGCGACTGCAACGGACGCTGTAAGGCAATAGACCGCAAGCAGACCGAACTGCAGGGCGTGCCGGTGTATCGGGACTGCAGGCAATGTAACGGGCGCGGATATGAGGTGGTTCCTTCAACCACAGTGCACCGTGCTATTTGCTACCTGACAACTGACCTTAGCCTGGACACCTGGAAAAAAAGCGGCAAGCAATTCTATGAGTCGCTGATAGCTAAGCTGAATGCCGAAGAGGCATGGGCTAACCGTTCGCTAAACAGAGCAACAGGCTGAAAATAAAATAGCTCATTAATATTTAGTGGGCTATTTACTTTTCCCCAGCTCAGGGTTATGCTTCTCAACAGTTGAAGTTGCGCGCTGTTGTTAGGTGCGCTAAAAAATACAAGTTCCATCACTCTGTGATAATAAGAAAGCCCTCCGGACTCACCATCCGTGAGGGCTTTTTGCATTTCTGCACCCAATTAAAAAGCCCAGCCACAGAGCTGAGTTTTATCGTTTTCGCCCCTGCCAATCATTCAACCCTCACCCGTGATCCTGTGTGGCAGTGGGCGACTTTTATACGCGAATAGCCGCAATCGTGGCGTTCTCATTGTGATCAACTAAAGCTGCGTCGGGCATTTAGCGGCGGGAAGGCTCGGGGAAGTTTCTCAGGTGACAGTGAGAAGTTTAACCGGGCTTGTTCTGTTCACAATGTCATCAATTCCTAAACAGAATAAGCCCCGCTCAGGGGAATAGGATGAAACGACGCATGCCTTACAAATCTGATCCGGGCTTCATAGCCGCGCTGCTGGCACTCGGTATGACCGTGCTGGGTTCGGTGGCGGCTTATGCCTACAAAGTTTTAAGCGGAGAAAGCTTCAGCTGGCGCACGCTGTGCCTGCAGATGATTGTCTCCATCTTTGCCGGGTTCCTGATGATGCTGCTGGCCGTGTACTGGCAGTGGCCGCAGGAAGTGACCGGCGCAATCTGCGGTATGGCCGGCTGGTCTGGCTCATCTCTCATCAAAGCACTGGAAAAGCGTTTTCTGCAGAAAGCTGCAGGTGATGCGGGAGCGGCTGAATGATTACTCTCGATCAGTTCCGGCGAGCAACCGGCATCAGCCAGGCGCTGGCCGATATGTGGTTTCCTCACGTTGCAGCAGCGATGCGGGAATTCAGTATCGACACGCCAAAGCGGCAGGCTCACTTTCTGGCGCAGGTGGGGCATGAGTCTGCCGGTTTCACTAAAACCGAAGAGGGGTTGAATTACAGCGAAAGCGCCCTGAACGCTATGTTCGGCAAGCGCATCACCCCCTCACAGGCCAAAGCCTACGGCAGAAACAGCGCTCACCCCGCTGACCAGTGCATGATAGCCAGCATCATCTACGCAAACCGCAACGGAAACGGCAGTATTGAATCCGGTGACGGCTACCGGTACCGCGGGCGCGGGCTGATTCAGATCACCGGGAAGAAAAACTACTCGGCCCTTAATACTCAGCTGAGCGCTGACCTGATTGCAGCACCGGACCTTTTATCAGGCAGGGCGCTCGCAGCACGGTCAGCGGCAGCCTGGTGGAAAAATCACGGTCTGAACGAGCTGGCAGACGCGGGGAATGTTGATCGCATCACGCGGGTTATCAACGGCGGCCTTAACGGTATCGACGACCGGCGCCAGCGTACAGCCCGCGCACTGGAGGTGCTATGCAGAACATGAACGTTATCCGCATCCTGATCCCCGTCATATTCGTTGTCATCATCATCGGCTTCATTGCCAAGCTCGGCTATGACAATCAGATCCTCACGCAGAGGAACGAGCGTCTGCGCCTGCAGAACACTGAGCTGATGTCCAAAAATACCGACCTTGCCGGCACCATTAAAACGCTGGCGGCGCACGTCGGTGAGCAAAACGAAATCGTCCGTGCTGAGACAAAGCGCCGGGCAGCCGCAGAGATGAAGCAGCAGGGGCTACAGGATGAGGTTAAGCAGGTATTACGCGACAGCACGTGCAGTGTTGTGCTTGTCCCTGATGATGTCACTGACAAGCTGCGCGACCAGGCAGATTCAGTACGAAGTGGTAAAGGAGCCCCGGCTACCGATACCGGCAAGCCTGCTAAGTGAGTGCCCGATACCAGCCATTCCGAAACCAATGACCTACCGTGACAGCATCCTGCTTAACTTCCGCCTGCTTGATTCGCTTGATGAGTGCAACGGCAAGCTTAGAGCTATCAGCAGGATTGACGCAAGCAAGTAGCCGGTCTGCAGCAGCACGTCAGGGAGCAGTTACTGAAGTGAAAATATTTTAAAAAAAAGTTGTGACACTGGAAATTACAAAGTCCGTTCAATAGGCCTCGCACAAAGCGGGGCTTTTTTATGCGCCTCGCACGCGCAAATTTAACCCGAGCCTTTCAGAAAGCTGAGCCTGAGAACAACCGTTGGCATCATTGCGGCCTCTCGGGTGGCGGCTGTTCTGTGCGACAGGCTCACTTTCTAAAAGGTAGAACGCAATGAATAATCCGTCAGTTATTCCAGCTTTTGATTTCCGCAATATGGTTCAGGCTGTAGACAACAGAGTAATAACCACTTCGGTAAAGGTGGGGGAGTATTTCGGGAAAAGGCACAAAGACGTACTTCGCGCCATCAGGAACCTGCAGTGCTCAGATGATTTCGCCCGGCGCAATTTTGCGCCCACTGATTTCATTGACAAAAATGGTGATGTTCAGCCGATGTATAGCATTACCCGTGATGGATGCATGATGCTCGTCATGGGTTTTACTGGCAAAACCGCGATGGCTGTCAAAGAGTGCTACATCAATGCCTTTAACTGGATGGCAGAGCAACTCAATCGCCGGAAAGCAATGGGTGAGCAGCTTCAGCATCGCTACGCCATCAAAGAGACCCGGTCAAAGCTCAAAGGCACCATTGGCAGCCGGTTGATGAATGAACGCAAGAAAGAGAAGCGAGTGCTGACACTGGAGCATGAGCAGATTATGGCGATCACTCAGCCACAGCTTATTCAGTGACCACCAGAATGCGAATTTGCGAGTGCGCTCGATGATGCTAATTCTGAACTAAACTCCCATTATCTAATTTCATAGCGGGAGAAGCAGTCATGACCGGGAAAGAGCTGGCTTACATTGACAATGAAGGCGATCTCATAGTTAAAGATGCTTTTGATGGCGATATCCTCGTTTCATTGGCTTCTTTGAAAAGTCCTGAAGATATTGTGCGTCAGTTATGGCGGCTATCAACAAAAAACAATTTGAAAAGCGAAGCCCTCAAGCAAGCTATCGAAATCATGTCCAAGCATGTTGGGTTGATTGGCCCAGGTGGTGACTGGGTCGGAAATGGTTAAATGAACCTCCCTCGGGAGATTTTTGTGTCGAATCTACTGATAAGGGATAACGGCTAGCCACGCTGTGAAGCGTTGCGACACTGTGAGAATAATTCGCTTCATATGCTTCCATGCCCAAGATAAAATTTCTCCTTTAATAAGGAGGTTCCATGGTAAGCATTTGGGCAACAATATTGGTGGCAGTACTTACATCCGGCTCGGCATTGCTTGCCGGGATAATGACCAACAGAGCCACTGAAAGGCGACTTGCGCTGCAATCATCTCTTGATAGCAAGAGGGAGATAAGGAAAAGCAAGCTCCTAAAGGCTGAAGAAATATATGTGTCTCTTCTTATCTTTAAGAACATGGTTTTTAAAATGCACATGGACTGGGTCGCTGTTTGTAAATCCGAATTAACAGTCGATGAGATGTTTAAGAAAGTGGAAAAGCACTCCGAAGACAACGATGCAATAGTTCTGAATGCAAAATTAGGGATTTACTTTCCATCTCTTAAAGAAAAATTCAATGAGGCTAGGAAGCAACTAAAACCGGCAAACAAATGCTACTTCAAGTTGATTGATACAAAAATCCCAACCAGCGAAAAGTTGAGTTTTGTCAATATCATTCTTGATGCAGGTTCGAAGTTTGATAATGATATCGATAATCTCTTGTTGGAACTTAGTAGAGATGTAAATTCAGAACCTTAATCCGCCTACGGGCGGTTTTTTATTGGAGCCAGCATGCCAGATACCTACCGCATCATAGTCACCACCAAATCCGGTGAGACGCATGAAGGGCTGATGAACAGGTCGCAGCCTGAAATCGTTAATGGCTTCATTTGTGTGGCAAAGGATGATGGCGCTTGGGTATACCTTGCGCCGCATGAAGTGCGTAAGATGAAGTAGTTAGTAGGGTAGTCTTAAGTTAGATATAAAATAACCAAACCTAGACACAATGCATGATTTTAAGCAACACGCTTGCCAATTTTCGCCGGAAGTTCAACTAAAATTTCCCAAGCTGGACCAAGGCCGTTATTAATAGTGCGTGTAACGCCTGACCAATAGGCATCAAGGCGAAGAGTAAATTCACTTGAGTCACATTTCGCGTTGTAAACGTTCATATCCCCCTTATGAATTTTGCCATCGCTGTAAACCTCATAGATAGGGGTAGCTAATGGAGCCTGGCTAAAGCTACGAAACCATTGGGCTGTCTCAATATCCTCCCAAGCGAAAATACAATTAAAACGACTAACAGCATTCGAGAATAGCGCTTTGCGATGAGCCTCTAAGGCCCACTCAATCAGCGGGCTTGGATCATTACGTTGGTTCCAAATCGTCGCGTTGGGAGAATTATAAGTATTGCTATGCTGTGTAGGTTTAAACGGCCCACCGTTAATCTGCATCCCAGCTGACAACATTCCTTTTCTATCAAGCGTGTAAAAAACATTCATATTTTATCCATCCTAGGAATTTAAATGGCACTCACCGACAAACAGGAAATGTTCTGTCGCGAGTACCTCATCGATTTGAACGCCACACAAGCGGCCATTCGAGCGGGGTACAGTGATAACACCGCCCGTAAGATTGGCAGTGAAAACCTCACAAAACCAGACATTGCGCAACGCATCATTGACCTTAAATCAGAGCGCAACGAAAGGGTAGAGGTAAATGCAGACTATGTGCTGCGCCGCCTGGTGGAAATTGACGAAATGGATGTGCTCGACATCCTGAAGGATGATGGCGGCCTGAAAATGGTCCACGAATGGCCAAAGGTCTGGCGCACCACACTGAGTGGCCTGGACATCCTGACCACCGTCACCAACTTCGACGAAACAACGATGGAGAGCATCCTTAAGAAGATTAAGTGGCCGGATAAGGTGAAGAACCTTGAGCTGCTGGGTAAACACGTTGCCGTTCAGGCATTCAGGGATCAGGCAGCACACGAGCACACCGGAAAGAACGGCGGTCCGATTGAAGTGGCGGCGCTGACCAAAGACGAATACAAAGCTGCGCGGCGGGAGATGTTGGAGGATGACGACTGCTGAGCAGAAGAATTACGCGCGTCGCTTAGAGTGTGAAGAGGATGGCCTGTACTACGCCAGATACTTCTTCAAGCAGCGAACTGGCGGCAAGATGATTGTCGCACCGCACCATAAGGTGATACAGCAGACGCTCGATCGCGTTATCACAGGTGAAATTAATCGGCTGATTATCAACGTTCCTCCGGGCTACACCAAAACCGAACTGGCAACCATCAACATGATGGGCCGGGGCCTGGCGCTAAATAGCCGCGCTCGCTTCATGCACCTGTCCTACTCGCACAACCTTGCTCTGCTCAATTCATCAACCGCGCGCGGGATGATTAAGTCGAAAGCTTATCAGGGCATGTGGCCTATGGAACTGCGTGATGATGCTGACAGCAAGGCAATGTGGTGGAACGAGTTCGGCGGTGGTGTTTATGCATCATCAGCTGCTGGTCAGGTTACGGGCTTTCGTGCCGGCCATATGGCGCCAGGTTGGCAGGGTGCGCTGATTATCGATGATCCGGTAAAGCCGGACGACGCTTACAGCGAAACCGTTCGTGATGGCGTGAATAACCGCTTTAACGAAACAATCAAATCACGTCTGGCGATTGAAACCACGCCGATGATCGTGATTATGCAGCGCATCCACTACCACGACCTGAGCGGTTATCTGCTGCGTGGCGGTAGTGGTGAGAAGTGGCATCACCTGAACCTGCCTGTGCTGATTGATAGCAACCAGAGCTACTCCGAGCAGTACCCGGATAACAGTCACGCCATACCAATTGACCATGGCTTACCTGATGGTTGGCTGTGGCCGTTCAAGCACAATGAATCACATCGTGTGTCGCTATTCTCTCACCGGCGAACTGCTGAAGCGCAGTACATGCAAAACCCTCGCAGGTTTAACGCTGAGGGTGCGCTGTGGACCGAGGATATGATTGCCGCTGCACGATCGCTCAATATCAGCGAAACGCTTTCAAGAACGGTTATTGCAATCGACCCGCAGGCTACTAACAGCGCAGAAAGCGATGAAACCGGCATTGTAGCTGCCAGCGCCTATGGCATGGGCGACCGCAAGCAATACTCAGCTGATGGCGATTACAGTGGCAAATACTCACCCAATGGCTGGGCAACTCGCGCCATGGATGCTTACCAACAGCATGATGCCGACGCCATCGTAATAGAGACTAACCAGGGCGGAGACATGGCTGAAGAAACGCTGCGTAATGCAGGCTTTCGTGACCGTATTATTCGTGTTCATGCCAGCAAGGGCAAGTTTGCCCGCGCAGAACCAATCTCAGCCCTCTACGCTCAAGGCCGCGTTGCGCACCGTGGCAATCTCTATCAGCTGGAAAATCAGCAGATGGAATATGTGCCAACTACTGCTAAAAAATCGCCTGACCGCCTTGATGCGCTTGTGTGGGCAATGACCGAATTAAGCGGCCAGTCGCCTGGCGCAATCTTCTTTTAAGGAGCTTATCAGTGAGTGAACAAAGCAACGAGGTCACATTCCTCGTTAATGCCCTTGCTGATGCTATGGGCCGTCAGCGCATGTTGTATGGTGGTCATCAGGGCAACACCAAGCGAACGAAGCTCTATGAGGAGTTTGGTTACCCTGAGGATCTGGATTTTGACCGCTACTACCGTGCTTATGAGCGCAACCCGGTGGCTTACGCTGCCGTGCACAAGCTGCTGGACTCCTGCTGGGTGGACCGGCCTGTCATTATCGACGGTGATGAGAAAAAAGAGTCGACCTCTACAACGGCATGGGAAGCTGCGGCAACAAAGGTACTGGCCCGCCACTGGCCGAAGATTAAAGATGCTGACCGCCGCAATCTGGTTGGACGGTACTCGGCGCTGCTGATTCAGTTCAAAGACGGCCGCGAGTGGAAAGAACCGGTAGACAGGAATGCAGTAAAACTGCTGCGCGATAAAGCGATTGTCAAAATCATCCCGGCATGGGAGTCGCAGATTAAGCCCGGCAATTTCGACACAGACACCATGTCGGAAACCTACGGTGAACCAGTTAACTACCAATTCAACGAGCAACCTGTTGGTGACGATGGCACATACGGGCCCGTTCGTAGCGTTACAGTTCATCCCGATCGGGTCATCATCCTGTGTGAAGGCTCAGAGGATGAAAACATGCTGTCTGGCGTGCCGTATTTGCGCGCCGGCTACAACAAGCTGCTCGACCTTGAGAAGATTTCTGGCGGAAGCGCTGAAGGATTCCTGAAGAACGCCAGTCGTCAGCTGGGCATCGCCTTTGACTCAACCACGGATATGGCCAGCATTGCTGCTCAGGCTAAAGAGGCCGGTTACGCCAGTATCGGTGAGGCGATGAACGATAAAATCGCCAGGATGAACCGTGGTACCGATGCAGCACTGGTTATGCAGGCCGGCACGCCTTCTGTGCTGTCTGTGGCGGCTGCTGACCCGTCACCATCATGGACGGTAACCGCCAATGAGTTCTCATCGTCAATTCAGTGTCCTTTCACCATTCTGTTCGGCCAGCAAACCGGGCGTCTGGCATCTGATGAAGATAAAGCAGACTGGGCGAAACGCTGTAACGGCCGCCGGTGGGGATTTATGTCTGCTGCCATTAAATCCGTTCTGGAGCGCTTATGGACGCTGGGAGTAATCGATGCGCCTCCGTCTGGCGAAGTCACGCTGGCATGGTCTGACTTACTCGCGCCGAGCGAGAAAGAGAAGATAGCCAACATGCAAGCGATGGCAACCGTTGCGAAAGACACCCAGCAGGCATTCGGAACGCCAGCGGTTGATGAAAACGAAGTACGTACCGTAGGGGAGCTGGAGCCACGCAAAACGCCAACCACACCTGATCCGAACCAAAAGCTAAACGATAAGGACCCGCTGAATGATGACAATGCCAGCGAGAACCCGGATCGGGACGCCAATAATACCCCGTAATAAAGCTGACCCAACGCAATCATCCCGGCAGGTTGGCCGTATGTATCGTGATATCGATGACCGCTACTACCGGATAAAGCTGGCGCTTAAGCAGTTATTCGACGAGCGGCTAATCGGCACTGAGCGCATTGGTAACGCTTCGCATGCTGTATACGGTGATGTTATTTACCAAGTGAATGCCGGCACCTATATCTACGACATGAACGCATCGCAACTGGCGGACCTGCTGCAACGCGTACAGTTGATTCTCGACGATCACCTGCTTGACGGTGGCAGCCAAAACCTCTGGGCGCTGACCTATGTTGCTGCTGAGTATGAGCGCGGCACTCGACAGGCATTCGCCAATCTGTCAGTGCAATCGGCCGTATATGAGCAGCAGATAACACTGGCGCAACTGCTGAGTAGTCCGGCATATCAGAATCAGATAGCAGCTGCTTACGTTTCCACCTACAGCGACTGGAAGGGCATCAGTGATGCTGCCCGGGCTGACCTGGCTAACGTCATATCCGACTCCATTGGTCGTGGTGTTAACCCGCGGGAGACGGCTCGTATCATCAGTAAGCGACTTGATGTGTCGATGTCGAAGGCAAAGAACATCGCTCAGACCGAGCAGGTTGGCGCTTTACGTAAAGCCCAGTGGCTGGAAACCGACTGGGCGCGTGAGCGGCTAGGGCTGAATACGGCAATTCTCTGGCTGTCAGCGCTTAAGCCAACAACCCGCTCATGGCATGCGGCCCGGCACGGTCGCACGTACACCACTGAGGAAGTTGAAGCCTTCTATGCCGTCAACGGCAATCGCTACCACTGTTATTGTGGAAACATCCCGGTGCTGCTTGACGAAAAAGGCAAGATCGTAAACACCGGCCTTATTGAGAGGCTGACCAAAGAGCGCAAGGAGTGGCAGCAGGCCGCTTAACTATCCATTCCATGAGGACACAGCATGAAGCGCAACCGCGTTAATGTGCTGACCGTCGTCAACTCCGCTTCAAATATCACTACTGAGACCATCGACGGCAAGCCACACATTGTGGTTCGCGGCATCACGCCTGTTGTCGACGATATCGTGATGAACCGGAAGTTGTACCCGGCAGCAGAAATCGGCAAAGCGTACAACACGCTTGAGCGTAACCCAATGCCGCTAGGTCACCCAAAGGTGGACGGCAAGCACGTATCGGCCCGCGATGTTCGCGCAGTCAACAACTACCACGTTGGCGCCTGGCTACAGAATGTGAGCCACGCCGAAGGCAAGGTGACCGGCGACATGTATGTAGACCGCCGCTACGCCGAATCCAGCGATAAAGGTAAACGCCTGATTAATCGCCTGGATGAAATGGCCGCCGGCACCAACGCCGACCCGATCCACATCTCAACCGGCCTGCTGTATTCCGGCATCGCTGCTAATGGTGAGTCGAAGGGTAAAAAGTACAACGAGATCGCCACGAACATGATGTTTGACCATGTGGCGGTGCTGCTTGATGAGCCCGGCGCAGGTACCCCAGATGAAGGCGTAGGCATCTTCGTTAACTCTGATGGCGAAGAGCAGGAGCTCGAAGTTGTAAACCTGTCAGATGGCTCGTCTCCGAATGAGGAATCACCGCAAGACCCCGCGCTCAAATCATTTTTTTCACAGCTAAAGGCGTTTTTCAGCGCCAACAGCAATCCCGTCAAAGAGGAAGCAAACCCGATGAAAGAACTCATCACCAATGCGCTGAAAGCGAAAGGCATTGACGTTGAAGGCAAGTCTGATGCTGAGCTGATGGACGCTTATAACCAGATGGCAACCGATGAAGCGAAGGCGAAAGCTGATGCCGATGAGAAAGCCAAGAAAGAGAAAGAAGAGGCTGAAAGAAAGGCCAAAGAGACAGCAACTAACAGCGAGCAGGCTCCGGCATGGTTCAAGCCGTTTGCCGACAAGCTGACCACCATTGAAAGCGGCCTGGCGGTTAACGCTGACAAAGAGAAGGGCGAAAAACGTGCTGCAGTTAAGGCGAAGTTTCAGCTCGACGATCTGGCGGTTAACGCTCTCGACGGCGCGGCACTGGATGGCCTGTACGCGCAGTGCCAGTCATCTGTTGGCCTGAATAGCGGTATGCGTCATCAGGTTAACACTCAATCCCTCAGCGAAATGCCGGAGTAAAAAATGGCTAAAGATGGAAAGCATGTAATTCACGCGGGCGGCATTTTCCCTAGCCCGCTGCTTAATCGTGAAGGCGCGGCCGCGGCTGCTACTGCCCCGGGCACTATTGGCTTCTTCGATACTGCCAAGTTCACCGCATCAGCTGCTGGCGCTGAGTCGGCAATCCTGTATGTGGCAAATATGGATTATCTGCGCTGCATGGGCGTTGATGACGCAATTGCTGCTGGTGAAAACGTAGTTGCCATTCAGCCACTTCCGGGCCTGTTCCTGAATGTCCGCGCAGCCGCCGGCACATATAAAAAAGGCCAGCCAGTAGCGGTAGCCAATGGCCGTATCACCGCAGTTGCCGATGACGCCGCTGTATTCGCTTATGTCGAAGAAGATAAACCAGTCACTGCGGTGGCGGGCGATCTGATTCGCGTTGTGTTCAAGTAAGGAGCACCTGAATGTTTGTATTTTCCCGTTCCATTGGCGAGCGCACCGGAAACCTTGAAGTTAACCAGGCGCAATTCGCTGAGCTGCAGATGGCGCGTAACGAAGGTGCTCAGGCCGCTGCCGATTTCCTCGGTCGCGTTCGTGGCATTCGTGAAGATGCCGGCCGACTGGATGCTGTCAACGCCGTTGACGATATCCGCCGCCTGTATCGCGCATTTGATACCACCGTGCTGGCGCAGTTTGAGCCAACCACTCAGTTCACCCTGCTGAATGACCTGATGCCACTGGCTCGCTCTGTGCGCATCGAGCAGTCACGTTACGATTACGCTCGCACCGGCGGTCGTGGCTGGGCTCACACATCCATGAGCGGTCAGATTGGCGCAGCGCTGGATGCTAAGTCCTACACCTTCGATGGCACCATGGTTCCTATCCATGATTCCGGCTTCAAGTTCACCTGGCGTGACCCGATCTTCAACAGCCCGTCTGCGCTTCAGTCGCAGGCTGATGCACAACGCGGCTCTGTGGAAGATGTGCAGCGTCAGTATGTTGACTACATGTTCAACGGCTTCCGCGATTCAGAGGGCAATTACGTTAAGTTCGACGGCCTCACCTGGAAGGGTTTGAAAGAAGATGAGCGCGTTGCTCAGGTAACGCTGACCTTTAACTTTGCTACCAGCACCGATCCGGTTGCGCTGCGTACCAATGCTATTGCGCTGCGTGACGTTGTGCGCGTCACCAACAGCCAGTACGCGCCACAGACCTGGTATGTGTCTGCTGAAATCATGTCGAACCTTGAGCGCTATTTCGACGTGAACGCGACCCGGACCGTGTTGGAAGAGCTGCTGAAGCTGTCAGGTATCGCCGCAATTAAAGAAGATGCGCAGCTTTCTGGTAATGAAATCCTGATTGTTCCACTGACCGCAGGCGTTATTGCTCCGGTTGTTGGTCAGGCAATCGGCACCGTTGCAGATCCGCGTCCGTTCTACAACAGCGATTACATCTGGCGCACATGGGGTGCGATGGGCCTGATGGTTAAGCAGGACATCAACAACAAATACTCCGTCATCCACGCCTCTTAAGGAGCAGCTAATGGCACTTGTAAAGATTCTGGCTTCAAACCTCTTTGCCGGTGCCAACTTCCAGAAACTGGAGGTTGGTAAGGTTTATGACGTTGACGGCGCGATCGCTGAGAAGTGGGTTGAGCAGGGTAAGGCTGAAGCATCTAAGGAGAAGGGCGGTGAAAAGCTGTCATTTGAGGTGGCAACGCCGTCTGCTCCGGTCAGCAAAGACAACTCCGGGCTTCAGGCGAAGCTGAATGATGCACTGGAACAGCTGAAAACCGCCCATGATGCAGCTGAGGCAAAAGACAAAGAGCACGCCGATGCACTGGAAGCCGCTAATAAGCGCGCTGACGACGCAGAAGCAGCGCTGGCAGCAGCAACCAAAAAGGATAAGTAACCATGGCAGCCCAAATCACGCTGGGTGACGTAAAGCCCCTGATGGCTGAGCTGGGCTTCACGGTTCCTGACGCTGTACTGCAATTGTTGATTGAACAGGTCAGTGCTGCTTCTGCCTGCATGGACGGGGCGGGCTACTCCGAAAGCCTGCAAAAGCTGTTGCTCATTTATGCAGCCGCGCGATTAGCCGCCCTGTCCGGCGCCCGTAAAATCTCATCCCAGTCCGCTCCGTCTGGCGCGTCCCGTTCGTTCACTTATGACAGTGCCGGCACAGATCATCTCTATAAGCAGATTCTGGCTTGGGACACTAATGGCTGTCTTGGCAGTCTGCCTATCTCTGGGGTCGCTGTGGGCTTTTTCGATGTTGTGGGAGGGTGCTGATGGAATGGCAATCACCAGGAATAAAGCCAAAAGCATTTGAGCGAGTCTGGCTGAAAACCTCAGATGGCCGGCAGACAACCGGCTATGTGAACAGCAGCGGTGAATGGGTGTTTAACTGCAAGCGGATTGCGGCGCAGAAGCTTACTGTAATCGGCTGGAGGGCCTGATATGTCTTCACTGGCTAACTGGTCATACACCGCGCAGGCAACTGTATGGAGGCGCTCCGGAGCCAGCAATGATTACGGTGACCCGGTGTTTGATACGCCAGTAGTTATTGCCTGTGACTATCAGGGCGGGCTGGCAAAGCGGCTGGGTAACATTGGTTCGGAGCGGGTGGTAAAAAATACAATCTGGACAGAGTACGCGCTGGCAGACACCGGAGATTACATCCTGATAGGCGTCTCCGCTGAGACTGACCCTATTGCTGCAGGTGCAGATGAGGTGATGCAGGCCATTCGCTACGCAGATACCTTTGAGCGGCTTGCTGACGACTTTGCCATCATTACCGGAGCATAACCATGGGCGTGAAAGTGAAGGGAGTGAGCAGAGTAAGCCGGAACGTTAATCGGGCGATTGACAGCATTCAGGATCGGCGTGTCATACGTGCGCTGACAGGGGCGATGATTGTTGGTGCGGCACAGGCTGCGATTTACACGCCAATCGACACCTCTTATCTGCTGAACAGTCAGTTCCGTGAGATTGTCGTCAACGGCGCGCTGATAACAGGCAGAGTGGGCTATACGGCAAGTTACGCCGCTTACGTGCATGACCCGTCCATTCCTCAGCGCTTCCGCCGGCCAACGGCTCAGAAAGAGTTTCTGACGAAAGGCTTTGAAGAAAGTCGGGATGCGATTGAGCGCGTGATCCACAGGGAGATGACGCTTTGACACCTCCTATGCACACGCGGGTGCGCGACCTGTTTGCTTCGGCAGGCCTAACGGATGGCTTTATCACTCAGTTGCTGGTCTGGAAAGATACGGGAAAGCTGACAGATAAGTTTCTTGTGTTCCGGCCAAACGGCGGCTCTGCCATCCGTAACGATCTCGGTTCAGAATATTACGTGCTGGTGGACGTGATTGGCGCCAAAGACGGAAACGGTGCTGCCGATGCGGCTGCGCAGGCCATTACTGACTATGTGCAGCAGAACCCGATGCCGAATGACTGTATCGGCCACATTGAAAACGTAGGCGGTATGCCTGCTCCCGTTCTCACCACTGAAGGAAGGCTGGTTTACCGGCTGCTATTCGCTTGCCTCTATGGAGAGTAAGCAACATCAAATCAAACAAGGTCGCCTGGTGCGGCCTTTTTTATTATCTGAAATGAGGTAAGCAATTATGCAAGGTTGCCCAACCGAGAACGGCAAGCTGTTTGGCCGTAACGTTGTGCTGGAAGTGGCGCTTGGCTGCCCGGATACGGTGCCGGCAGAATCGGAATGGAAATCGCTGGCTGCAGGCACGTCAAAGACGCTGGATTTCTCTCCTAACACCACCAACTCTGATGCCGATGACACCGGCGGCTGGGTGGAAAACCTGACAACCAACGCAGATGGTACCGTGAGCTTTGAGGGTGAAGTGCGTAAACGCGATCGCCTGGACCAGTTTGGTTTCGGTAACTTCGTGAACTACTTCACCACTGAAATCGGCGCCGGCCGTCAGCCAACCATCTGGGTGCGCGTAGAGATTGGTCCGGTTGAGTTTCAGGGCTACATGGTGATCACCGCGCTCAGCACTGACGGTGGTACCAATGACATCGTAACGTTCAGCACTGAGTTTAAGGTTGCTGACGGTACCACTGTTAAGGTGACCAAAGTTGAAGATGAAGATACTGTGGCAGTAACCGGCGTGACCGTTTCTCCGCAGACCACCTCCGTTGTTGTTGGCGCGACGCGTCAGTTAAATGCGACTGTGATCCCATCAGATGCAACTGACAAATCCGGCGTGTGGACGTCCTCCGATCCGACAAAGTTCACTATCAACAGCAGCGGCCTGATTGCCGGTGTAGCAGCCGGCACTGGCACTGCTACTTTCACCACAAACGATGGTGCGAAAACGGCGCAGACTGCCGTCACTGTTACCGCTTCCTGATCCATTACAAAGGGCGGTCACCACTGCCCTTGATAATGAACCAGGAGAATTTATGGCCCCGGCAAAAGAAATAGGCGAGAGCCTGATTACAGTGGGCGATGAGGATTTCTTCTTCAGACCCTCATTTGCAAACATGATGAAGATTGGCGAGCCACAGGAAATCGTTCAGGCGTTTTACGACCTGCACCATGATGAAATCACACCACTGCTGCAGCGTGCGCTGGATGCTTACGGCATTATTCCTGCGTGGCTGAGTGAGCATATTGGCAGAACCAGTTACGGACGTCGCGCCTATCAGGCTGCAATGACGGTACTGTCTGCCTGCTGCAACCGCGATGCCTCAAAGCTGACGGGCGAGTATGTCCCCGGCAGAAGCGGCCGGCGGGCGATCATGCTCAGGCCCGGCCTTATGGATGCTTTCGCGCTGCTAGCGGTCGGGCAATCACTGATCACACACGGCATCATCGGTAAGGCTAAAATCAGGCAGTTGCAGCGCTACGAAACCGGGCAGGCGGTATCTGAGTTTCGGGCTTTCGACTACATCAATGCGGCGCGCAATCACTTCAGCATCTCACGCACTGAAGCGGAATCGCTGACCATGACTGAGTTTCAGTTGTTGCTCGCAGCCAAATATCCGGATCAGAAAGGCTTCACGCGCGAGGAGTACGAGGCAGCCACGGATAAATATCTCGCCCGACAAGCTAAGAGGCGGCAGAAGGCTGGAGCTTAGCGCTATGGTAATTTAGACAGAAGATTTGCCGCTTCCATTTATCCTGCTTTGTCGTTAGGATTTATCCTGTTTTTTGGTTGTTGGGATAGGCATATGGAACTTTTAATACTGTGCGCGCTTTTGGGTTGCATCCCCGGTGCAATTGCATCCAGCAAAGGACGCAATTTTTTGGGTTGGTGGGTTTACGGGGCGTTGCTTTTCATAATTGCACTTATTCATTCTTTATGTTTGAAAAAAGATCATCACAATCTCGAAAGAAATCAGCTTGAAGAAGGGTTAGTGAAATGCCCCTACTGTGCAGAAACAATCAAACCTGAAGCAATCAAATGTAAACACTGTGGAAGCAATGTTGAGGGAATGACAATCAAAAATTTATCGCTTACTCAATCACCTGATAAAGGCACCAAGATCAGAATTGACAGAATTATGATTTTGATCGGTATAGCAGCATTTATATTTATAGTTTTGCACTTATCAGGAAACAGGTAGTAGCAGTTAACTGAATTAGAACCCGGCCTTGGCGCCGGGTTTTTTTACGCCCGGAGATTAGCAATGGCAGGCACTCTTAACGCTGGCAGCATCGTTTATGAAGTAGACATGGACACAGCCAAACTTCTGGCTGCGCGCCGTGAGGTAGATGCGGCGCTCAATGGCCTGTCTGGAAATATGGGCAGGCTCGAGGCCAGCGTGACACGTACGGAGCGCTCTGTCAGTGCCATGCAGGGCAGCCTTTCGGGCCTGACCAATGTTGCTAAAGGACTGGCTGCCGCACTTTCCGTACAGCAGGTTGCAGCATGGGGTAATGAGTGGGTTACGGTTAACAACAAACTTGCCAACTCTGTGCGGTCAACCGAACAGCTTGCGGACGTCACTCAACGCGTATTCGACATATCACAGAGCACCATGAGTGGCCTGCAGGCAACGGCTACATTGTATGGCCGACTGGAGCGCGCCACTCGTAGCGCCGGTACCAGCACAGAAGACCTGATAAAGCTGACGTCTACCATCAACAAAGGACTGGCTGTGTCAGGCGCAACAACTGAAGAAGCCAGCTCAACTATGGTTCAGCTGTCGCAGGCTCTCGCATCAGGCGTTCTGCGCGGCGAGGAGTTTAACTCAATCTCCGAAAACGGCAGCCGGCTGGCTGTCGCACTGGCGGACTCGCTGGGGGTGACTATCGGTCAGCTGCGCGGGATGGCCGCACAGGGCGCGCTGACTACTGAAGTAGTGGTAAACGGCCTGCTGAAGCAGGGCGATGCTATCGCAAACGAATTTGCTAAAACCACCATGACAATGGGGCAGGCTTTTACAGTCGCCACAAATAACATCACGAAATTTGTAGGTGAAAGCGCAAGCGTATCGACTGGAATTAAAGCTTTCAATACAAGCATCGTATCTCTTTCGCAGAATCTGGATGCAATAAGCAACGTCGTGGTGGCGCTCTCTCTGATTATGGGGAGTCGTTTCGCCGGCGCACTGGCAATGGCTACAGCTGCAAAGGTAAAGGATACAGCGGCAACAATTGCTGCAGCCAAAGCATCTGAGGTGGCAGCAAAGGACGCGGAGATCGAAGCGTCTGCAAAGTTGCGGCTTGCCAATGTAGAAAAGGCGGCGACTATCCAAACCTTGCAACTTGCAGAGGGCCGGTTAGCAACTTTGCGGTCTACGCAGGCCTCTGTAGCTGCCGAGGTTCAGTTGGCGGAGGCAGAGGCGGCATCAATCCGTACTACAATCGCTCAAATTGAATCTGAAAAGGTGCTTGAGGCGCAAAGGCTTAAGGCGCAGATAACGGATCAGGGTAGGATTGCTACCGCAACGAGAATGGCGCAACTACAGCAGGCGTCTGCAGCCCTCACAACCCGACTTGCAGCTGCAGAAGCAGCATCAGCACAATCCCGCGCCGCAGCAATAACATCAGCTGAAGCATCTGTAAGCGCGGCTCGCCTAGCAGCAGCAGATGCAACCGGCGCGGCTACCGCAGCGAATGGGCGTTATGTAGCATCTCAGGAGGCTGCTGTAATCGCAACGAGGGCGGCATCAACCTCTCTGGGCCTGTTGCGCAATGCTCTGGCTTTTGTTGGTGGCCCGGTAGGTGCTGCAGTTATCGCTGCCGCTGGTATCTTCTACTTTTACCAAAAAATGCAGCAGGCGCGTCAGGAAAGCATCGATTTTGCCGACAAGCTTGATGGCGTGATCGCCAAAATGAAAAGCATGAGTCAGGTACAGCTTGCTGCAGAAATTGATAATGCGAGCCGGTCCATCAGGGCGCAGGCTGATGCGCTTAAAGATAATCAGTCGACGCTTGAGGCGAATGAGCAGCAGCAGACCAGGTTGAAGCGAACCCTGAGCTATCTCAGTGAGGGAAGCCTGCTTTATAAAGCCACACTGGCAGAGTTAAGTGACGCACAAAGCGAGCATACCCAGCTGCTGGCCGAGAATGAACGCGCCGAGAATAAACTTAGCCAGACAGTGAGCAAAACAGGAATTCTGCGGGCGCAGATGAACGGCACATTTGAGCAGGGTATAGATCTGCTGAAGCGTGACGGACATGAAGCTGGAGTAGTGGCTGGTCTCATGGGGCAGCTTGGCAATGCAATTAACTTTGCCGGTCGTGCAAAGGAAAAATTCAATTCCTCCAGCCTGCAAATAGAGCGTCCCGCTAAGGTGCAGGACTATCTTGATAAGCTGCTAGACCAGGTTGAAATTGAGGGTGAGATTGATGCGCGTAAGCGCTCCCAGCTGAAAGCCGAAAAAGAAATTCGTGCTCTGGGCGGCGATGATGCTGCAGTCAATCTGGCGCGTCAGCGTGCTGGCGCCGAATATGACGCACAGCAGGCACAGCGTGATCTGAAAAAGGAAACCAGTGCCGCAGTCAGCGCACAGAAAAAAGCAGCCAGCCAGGCGGAAAGCATTGCGCAGAAACTGGCGAACCTCAAGCAGCAGTCAGAGCTTGCCGGAGAAAGCACCAAAGAGCTGAGTCGGGAGCAGGCCATCCTGACTGCGCAGCAGTCTCTGGGTAAGGGTGCCACGCAGGCGCAGATCGCTCAGGCAAGTGAGTATGCGGCCCGCAAGTGGGACGTGGCTAATGCAATCAAGGCGCAGGCTGCGGCTGAGAAGCTGTTGCCTGAATCGCGTGAGAATGCGAGCTACAAGCAGGACCAGGCGGATTTGAATGCCGCCCTGAGCGCTAAAAAAATCACTCAGGAGCAGTACAACGCCACGGCTGAAAAGCTGGAGCAGGATCATTAGGCGAAAATGGCGCAGATACGTGCTGATCAGGCTGTCACTCCGCAACAGCAGTCAGCCGGAACGGTAGACCCGGTACAGGCGCTGGCAAACGAGCATGCGCGCAAGCTCATCCTTATACAGCAGTTTGAGCAGCAAAAGACGCTGACGGAGCAGCAGGGGCTGGCGCTGCGTAATGCGGCCAACACTGAGTACGAGCAGAAGCGGGTAGCAGCGCAGTGGGAAATCTGGCGAAACCAGAGCGTGGGCAATGAGGCGCTGGCTGCCTCTTTCGATGCGCTGGCCGGCAATGCCTCAAATGCGCTCACCGGGATCATCACCGGCAGCATGTCTGCTGAAGAGGCGATGCGCTCAATTGGCAGCACCGTCCTGAACAGCCTGGTTAACACATTTGTGCAGATGGGCGTTGAGTGGGTTAAATCCGCAATCATGGGGCAGGCGGCGCAGACAGCGGCAATTGGCACGGTAACGGCTGTGCAGACGGCGGCAACTGCTACCCAAACGGCCACCAGCGTGGCTGCAGCGGCTACCACTACTGCCGCATGGACGCCTGCTGCGCTTCTTGCCTCAATAGCCTCAATGGGTACCGCGGCTGCGATTGGCCTTGGCGCCGTTGCCGGTATCGTAGGTATGAGCTTACTCGGAAGGCGAAAGAATGGCGGTCCAGTCACCGCCGGCGGTATGTATCAGGTGGGAGAAAGCGGCCTGCCTGAGATATACCAGGCCAGCACCGGGAAGCAGTACATGATACCGGGCGATAACGGCAAGGTGATCAGCAATAAGGATTTACAGGCATCAGGAGGCGGGGGTGTGGTTATTAACATCCAGAATTATACATCTGCTTCGGTTGATGCACAGGCCGGCAACGATGGGAAAGGTGGCCTGACCGTAGATGTGATTGTTGCTGACCTCAACAGCGGCGGGCCAATCAGCAATGGCATAACCAGTAACTTCAATGTGAAACGCACGCCAAGGGGGCAGGGCTGATGCCAATTATCGACTATCCCGGCTGGCTGCCGCTGGCGCAGAAAGCCAGCAAGAATATGACGCTGGATACCGGATTTCAGTCGGATCAGCCGGCGGTCGGTCCGGCCATTTTTCAGCAGATGACGGACGACCTTAAAGTTACCTGGTCACTGACATGGATATTCACGCGGGCAGAGGAAAGGGCTTTTCAGCAGTGGCTGCGTAGCCCCAACTACCTCAATCGCGGCCTGAACTGGTTCCGCATGCGGGTGGATATCGGCGGCAGCGGGCCACAGCTGCAGGAGCTTCACTTCACTCAGATGCCCGTACAAACCAGCATTGATGGCAGCGTGGTCAGATGGACGGGAACAGTAATCGCTAACCGCCTCAACAATCCTGATGACGACTTTGACGACATCATTGTTGAGCTGCCGCCGCCATGGGGTTCATGGCTGGATATTGTTGTGACCGGTTATCCTGATAATCGTGATCCGGAGTCATTACCGAGGGTTCCCTGATGCCATCATTTCGTGAATACCGGCAGCAACGGCCATCGCGGGCGCTGTATGACACGCTTACCTTTTATCATCCGTCTTTTGGCTACGTCAGGCTGGTGGATAAGCAGTTCTATGATAAGACGCTGGCCGGGGTGATATACCGCCCGGCGCGCTTTGAAATTGAGGAAAGCCAGCAAAGCGGTATCCCGGTGATTGACGCAACCGTAAAGCTCGGGCGCGCCTCTTCAGACGTAAAAGCACAGATGAAGAAGTGGCGTGGCGCCACCCGCCTGACTCCCATTATGGCAACCCGGCAGATATTTGACAGCGGTGACGCTTCAGCCCCGATCAAGTCGTGGACGCTGTACGTAAAAACGGTGGATATCGATGCGGAGAGCGCCTCCGTTACGCTGTCCGTTACCAACCCACTCAATAACAATGTTGGCCGCCTCTATGACCCGCGAGAATATACCGGACTGCAGTACCTCTGATTTCATTGCCCGCATTATCGGTGTGCCATGGGCAAACCGGGCCTGCACCTCTGATGCCGTGGATTGCTGGGGGCTGGTAGTTCTCTATTACCGGCAGGTGATGGGGATTGAGTTGCACCAGACGCCTGACTACGAATCCGGCGCCGACTTCTTTACCTGCTACCAGGGTGACGTGGTTTTCTGGCAGCAGGTGCCGCATCCTACAGAGGGCGGGATATTCGTTGGCTACAGCGGCGCGCAACCGGCACACGTCGGGCTTATCCTCGGACGGCAGGCGCTGCACTCGCGCGGCGAAAACGGCAGCGTCAGACAGGATTCTCTGATGTTGATTCAGCGGGCATTCACCAAAGTGGAGTATTTCAGATATGGCGCTGGTTGAGCTGCAGCGATTTCCCGGAACACCGAAAGAGCGTTACAGGGTGCCTGATGGCACCTTTTTTTATTCCTGGCTGACAGAGAATGACAGCGCGCTGCATCATGATTTGCTTATCTTACGCAATGGCGTAAAGCTTGAAGATGATGACGAGCTGGATTTTGAACTGACTGAGCTTGACCACGTTCAGATATTCGATCAGCCTAAAGGCGTCGTAGGCGACATCCTGAGCCCGATATTCAAGGTGGTAGGGCAGGTATTCTCGTTTCTGATGCCAAAGCCGGCCATTGCCAATACCGGCGGCAACTCGGTGGATTCGCCGAACAACTCACTCACCGGCCAGACAAACACTGCACGCGTGTATAAGGCTAAGCCGGACATCTACGGGCAGGTAAGATCGTTCCCTGACCTGATTCAGGAGTCGGTGTTTGAGTATGTCACGCAGAACGCAAAAAGCGGCGGCCTGAAGTATGTTACCGAATGGATGTGCATCGGCATCGGGAGCTATGACTACGAATCGGTACGCTATTCAGAATCCAGCCTCGGATCGCTTGCCGGCGCGGAGTATCAGATTTACCAGCCCGGTCAGGTCATACCCGAGATTGTAGAGGGCTACGACTTTGATGATGTGGACGGGCAGGAGATACCCGGCCAGAACGAAGCCAGTGATTTCCCGATACAGTCAGCTACCGCCAAGACCATGGTCAGTGGCAGTTATTCCGGCGGCCAGATGGCGATTAAAATCGTCAAGCAGTCAGAGTTTGATTACTTCAAAAATCTGGTTCTGCCGCATGCGGTAACGTTCACTGTCAACGTGACGTACAGCACCGCGTCCGGAAACGTCACTACAGATGCGACCTATTCCGGAACGCTGATATCTGCAGTTGAAACGACAGACGGCGCCACAACTAACCCTGTGCGCTGGTACACGTTTACCTTCAGCCAGCTGGAAGGTCCACAGGACATTCCGGCCAGCGCCACAATCAACACGTCTAAATTCGTGCTGAACGATAATGAAGCGCTGGTGGTGGGCCCGTTCTTCTCTCCGGTTGCATCAAGTCATCTTTGGCTGCACACGCAGTCGAGCTTGGGCGGAAAGAAGGAGACAAACTGGAAGGTAGTCATCTGGAAAATAAACGATGACTATACCCAGATACCAGGCACCACACAGACTTTCACATACAGGCAACCCACGCCTCACCAGTCAACCAGCGAAGTGTTTTACCGCACAGACAAACTGACGCCAGCGGCAGGATTTGGGAAATATGCGGTCAGCCTCCAGCGCACGGATAACTCCAGCGATGCTTCCATCCTGAAGGTGGAAGAGATTCACAGCATCAACGTGCGGCGTAACGTAGTACATCCTGACGATACGCTTGTGCGGGTAAAGGTAAGGGCTACCGAAAATGCGCTGGGCAGCCGGGAGCGCAAATATAACCTGCTGGCTACGCGAAAAACTATCAGCTACAACCTCGACACTAGGGCAGTTGATTACACGCTACGCGCCTCCCGTTCTTTCGCTGACGCCGTGGCGCACCAGTGGCTAATCATTGGAAAGCAGCCGGTCAGCAGTATTGACCTCTACGGGCTATACGCCATTGCAGAGGCGCTACCAGATGCTCGCTTAGGATATTTCGATTACACATTTGACGATGAAAATGACTCGCTTGGCGACCGTATTCAGGCCATCTGCAATGCCGCCAGCGTCATCGCTTTCATGGATGACAATATGCTGACGTTCACACGCGATCAGCGCGTAGCGAATCCCGCAGCCGTATTCAACCGGGCCAACATGAAGACGGATGAATACAAAATAACATATGAAGCTACCCTTCCTGGCGGATATGACGGTGTGCAGGTCTCCTATGTGCATCCCACCACTAACAACAAGACGTACATCAATTACCGCATACTGAACGGCGCTATTGCTGAGCAAGAGGCTGAGAGTCCGAACAAGATGGAAATAGTCGGGTTCCGCAATGAGTTTCAGGCACGCGAGCGCGCGCTGCGTGAGACAAAGCGCCTGATGTACTCCCGCGCCCGTATGAAAGCCAAGGTGTTTGAGGACGGCATTATTCAGGTGGGCAGTGTTATCCAGATGCCTGACATCTATGACAGCAACGAGCAGCAGGGGTATATTGCCGGCCGCAGCGGTAACGCGTTCGACACCAGCGAGCTAGTGAATTTTACCGGGGATATGTTTGTGCTGGTAACAGACAGCTTGGGTAACCCGACAAGGCGCTATCCGGCCACGCCACGCAGCGACACCCGCTATGGCTTTGTGTCCGCCATTCCTGACATTCAACTCAACATATGGAACGGCGATACAGTTCAGTTACCGTCGAGATACCTGATGGCCACGGTTGCGGAAATGGATGCGCAGCTCTGGACGGTTAACAGCATCAAGCCTAATGCCGACAGTACTGTCTCCCTGACAGTAGCTGAGTACAGCGATCTAATTTACGTCTGATAAAGCCTAATCACCATCCCGGCCAGCCTTAAGCTGGCCTTTTTTCATGGAAAAAATATGACTACGCAGCCAACTAATAACCAAGTACCTAGCGAATCGCCACGCGACCTCAAATTTAACGCTGGTAAGATTGATGAGTTTGTAGCCTCATTGGCACTGAAGTATCAGGACCGCTTTGGTGGGGAGCACTATACCATCGAGGGTTTGCGCCGGTTGGCGCAACAGGCTATTGCACAATATGGCTGGATTCCTGTAGGCACGTTTCAGGCTGGCGCAACGCTAACGCTGCCGAATCAAATCCTTAAAGATAACACTGATGGCGAGTATTACCGCTGGGATGGGGCGTTGCCTAAGACTGTGCCATCGGGATCAACACCTCAAGTTAGTGGAGGAGTAGGGCTTAATGCATGGATAGGGGTGGGGGATTCATCGCTGAGGGCTATGATTGCATCTAACTTAGGCGCGAGCAATGTTGGCTCTTCGTCAGGATTTACGGTACAAGACGAGTTAAATGAATTAAAATATTCATCAATCCCCTCAATTGAAAGGGTTGCTCTTACATCCATAAAAACTTCTGTCAGCAGCCTGAATAATATAAAAGACCCTGCTTTATCATATGATGGGTTTGGAAATAGTCTCTATTATAATGGCAGGAATCTATTTTGTTTCAGAAGATCTCCATCTCATATTGACTCATCATCAGGCACACACAGCGCCTGTATTGCAGAGATTTTAAAGGATGGTACTTATTCAATTGTATGGGAATATAAAACAAGTGGAACAGTTGTCGCCAAAGAGCCTACTTTATCAGTAAGTTTCCCAGGAAACCAACTTATCATTTCTTTCCAGTTACATGATGTGGATGCTGACACATATAAAAATGCAGTCGTAGGATTCCCAGACCTTTCCAATAGTGGTCTTTTTTCTTCACGATCTGATATATCCACCACGGAGTCCTATTATCTTTGGGGTAATGTGCTTACGACACCAGAAGGCAAATACATAACCACTAGATATAAAGCTGATGGCAGTGAAGTGCAAATAATAAAGTCATCCGACCTAAATCTGAATTCATCAACGTCATGGTCAGTAGTAAAAACGTTCACTTTATCAAATTTCCCACTTAGAACATCTTTAAGTGAAATGACAATGTCATACTACAGGGGGAGGCTGGTTGCATTCGTAAGGACCTCAGCTAGCGGCCAAAGTTTGGGAGGTATGGGTATTGCATATACTGGCGATTTAACAGCAGTTAACGGGTGGCAGTTTATAGTAACTAGTAATCGATTTGCAGGCCCAAGGACAGAAGCTTACCCTAAGCATGATGATCCATTATTAGTTGTAGGTACAACGCAAAGACCCATTACACCAATGTATCGTGGTGACGTTTCAATAACTTATACTTATGACCTTTCATCATTCACAACATCAAGAGTTGTTTTGAGGAATGGGCAATTTAACTGTTATGCTAGTTCAAAAAAAACCGCTGATGGAGTATATGAGCTCATCTCATTTGATGAGAAAACAGAAAATACAAATTTTACCAACATAACAAGATCATATTTTTATGTTGAGGCTGAATCATCGCCATCAGTTGTAGATAACAATAAACATGACTGGCTTCAAACGATTATAAACGGGCGCCCTTGCTATGGAAGTTTAGCTCTATGCTCTTCGAGCACCCCAAGTAGCAATATGTACTTTTCCGTAAAGGAAAGGTTGAGCGGGATAACTAGAATAATGCTATTGTTAGGGCCTGTAAGCCAGTCTGTAACATTAAATCCATTATTGAAATATATGGACGGCACAACTTATGCAACTTGCTTTAACGTAAGCGTTGCTGCAAGCAGCAACCCACAGGTTATCGAAATAAACCCGGTGAACACACTAGACATTCAATATTACGGGATGCTTAATTTATCGCTTGGATCTCCAGTTCCTATAGGTTGCACGTCAGCTGCCACTATAGGGGCAAAGCTACCGATATCAAATGTTCTGCCTTTCAATTTATATAATGCCGTAGGTCAAACAACATCACCTTATGCCATGATTGCCCTGGCTAAAATGTAAAAAAATAGGCGGCCGCATGGCCGCCCTTTCTATCTAAATAATTTATATTCAAGTTTTCTTAGCGATTTTCTAAAAGGAACTTCTATTGTTAAATAGGTGATTATTGATAGTGCGATAGTAAACGCCAACATAAAGTAAATATTTGCAAATTCAATGTCTGGAAATAAGTGTTTCGCAAGGTTATTTATTTCATTGCCGTACACCCTCTGGAATAGAAGGTGAGTAAGGTATAAAGAGAAAGATATTTCACCTAAAAAATATATTGGCTTAGATTCCAATAGCCACTTGGTTATACTACTTCCGTGATAAAGTAGCGCGATATATGCCGAAAAGAGTATTACTAAAGCCATATCGAATCCTTTGTGACATAGTGCAGTTATTATCATCAAGAAAGCAATGTCAGATGCTCCGAACATTCTCAAAAAACCAGCAGTAAAGCAAGAGCTAATCTTTAATATGCAGCACCCAATAAGAAAGCCACATAGCCCTCTTAATACGGATTGATATCCGGTGTAAATATCCAATAGACCATTTGAATGATTATTATTCAATGCAGGAAGCGTATTAAGCAAAAAGAAAGAAAGTATTAGAGTTAAGGCGGCAAGCGACGAATTTCTATTGATCATAAAGCATATGAAAGGAAATAATACATATGCCAAAACCTCAATACTTACAGACCACGACGCACCGACTATAGTTCCACCAAAAAGACCGTGCAACATAAATATATTTTTTGTTATTATGTCAGCAGGTATTGTAGTTCCATTCTTAAAGTATTGATAAAGTGAGAATGCAAGTATAAAAACGAATAATGGATAGATTCTTGCAAATCTATGGTATAAGTATCTAAGTGTGTAATTCAAATCTATTTCATTGCTGAACTTATCTTTATATACCATATGCATTATGAACCCGCTAAGGATAAAGAAAAGGTCCACAGCAATATAGCCATTATCCAAAAATGATATTTTTGCTTGGGTGAAGTGATATAAAACTACATATAGTGCAGCAATCCCACGTATTCCCGTAAGAGATTTTAAATTCCCTGCCAAGTTATGCTCCTAAAAATTAAATGTGGCAAAAGCCATAAATCACTTGATTTCCTTAATCATATCAGAACAGATGAAGATTGAGTAAGAAGATATTAAAGATAGCGATGATTAATCACTAGTTAATTTCGTGCTCCACTCGAAAAATCCCCAGCGACGGGGCAATCCTGTAGCGCGCCGATCTTAGCAGGTTACGAGGTGGAGTCGTCACCATATCCCATTTGAGACAGGTCTTGTTTACTCTTTGCGCACAATGACAGAAGCTACCCAAAAAAGGAGGGCAGCATGGAAGCGAGCTTTGACGAAGAGGTACACGAAGCCATTGTAAGGTGCATTGGTGAGGCAGCACTGGACATACTGGTGCAGGGAGGGGAGCTAAGCGCTGCATCTGTTTCTAACGCTATCAGGGCGCTTGCAGACGATGAGCCCGATATAGCCAGGGACTTTGCTTTGTTGCTGCTGAAAAAGTAAACCCGGCGCGGTGGCCGGGTCAGTCTGCTGAGGTAGAGTTTTCTTTAGAGGCATCTTTAACATCTGAAGGGAAAAGATTTCTCATTACAACTATAAATACAGCAACTATGTTTACAGTAACTCCGGTTATCAAGGCGATAAGCACTTTGGAATCTAAGTTAAATTCTGCAGACTTTATATGTAGGAACCATAGCTTAACCTCTGGTGACTTTGAACCCTGAAGGACCAAGATTACTATAAGCGTGACAGACCATAGCCAGACAAAGCGATAGGCTTTTCGGGCGTAAGTCTCTCTCATTTCGATTAGCTGCTCTTGAAGATCGTTCTTCAGCTCACTGGAGCGGGTATCAATTTGTTCAACAGCTTTAGCAATTGATTCAACTGAGGATTTGAGGTCGTCATAGGCTTTTTCATCTGCGCTCTGAGCGCCCTCCATCATTTGACGTTCTTTTGAAGATTTATCGTCACTGGAAGGCGATTCAGCTTGCTTTACTTTTTTTCTTGCAAGAGCAACAAGGCCCTCAAATCCAGCCTTCTTTTCTGACATTGGCGCTTTAGGGTCAATCGCCACTTAGGCCAAGTTCCTGCGCAGTACATTCTTTAATAACATCATTAGGAATGACAACATCACGAGCACCACCTCCAGCTTCTTCCATTATCGTTGCCCACGCTGAACCAGGTCGATGGGTAAGATTTGATAAGGATATAGCGCTCTCAGAGCCATACGCGTCCAAAATTGCATCAATTAAGGAACTGACTTCATGGTCTGATGTTGGTATTTGCGGAGCAACATATTTTGCTTTGAGTAAAGACGTTGGATTGTCATCACAGACAAATTCTGTACCAAAAGAAGTTATGTTAGTGGAGCCATAACCTTTGAACTCATGATATACGGATTCGATGACCGGACCATAAGGCCATGCATAAACCTTGTCTTTTACCAAAGGACAGTCACCCATAACGAGCGACCAAGCGTGAGCGTAAAAGACTAATTTTTGGAGCTTCATTGGCGTGAGGTCTTTGATCCCTCTAGCCTTTGCCTTCTCAATGAAGGCATTAGCCACTGCGATAGCAGAGTAAGCCATGTTATGCCTCCTTCATAAAATTTTGTATATATGCAGTTTTCTCTAAAAGAGATAACTTTTAGAGTACTGTATGAATGAACAGTATGTATCATACAGTACTTACTCATTTATGGGTAATATTAATTTGTTTATCCCTCCACGTCACTACGTATCGTCATCATTTAGATAGTATTTTAGGCTAATGATTCAAGTCGAATAGCAGCATTCTCTCACTAGATGTGGTTTGATGGTTTTATGTGCCGTTTAATTGATAATTTCTTTTGTCAACAATAGGTTCGCAAAAGATACGCCTGACGCATCTTGATCAGATCCACCGATCGATACTACTGTATCTATATACAGTTATTTTCAGAGGAGGATTTGACCATGCCACGCGAGTATCAGATTAAAGAAGCATTCATCAGTTCCATTAAGCGCGAGCCATCAGGCCGCAGTACCGTTACCACAGCCGATTTCGTAGAGGAGCTGGAGCTCGTTAACTGGCACTTCACGCTTAAAGCTGCCAACGACTGGATACGGAGCCACACGACCACCTTTCGCGACGCCTCAACGCAGGAGGGTGAGAATATGACGTGGTTCCGGTTCAACCCTAACGGTGGCCTCTGATGGGATTCCCTTCACCGGCGCAGGATTACATAGAGCCGCGACTCAGCCTCAATTCAGTATTCATACCCAACCCGGCTACAACGTTCCGCGTCGATATTCCGGACGGCTTCCTGCTGGTCGACTCCGCTGCAAAGGTAAAACCCGGCAACCGGATTGCGTATCAGTGGAACGGCTATTCAGGTCTGGGAAAGATGTACCGCAACAGCCTGGTAACAGAAGAGGGCGAGGTGATCGAAGGTGAGCCGCTGAATGAAGTCATCGTGCTGGGGAAGGTGACGTGCGAGGTGCGGCACGTTTATGACGACGGCCGGCCGACTATATAAAGGAAAAGGTTTCAGGTAGTGCAGAGGTTTGGATCCGAAGCCAGACCTTTGCATTTTTCACAGTAAGGCAGGCGAAATCAGCTGCCGGAATGAGTGAAGTATCTTGTTTCAATTAGACACAAACAGAAAAGCCTCTGGCGTTAACCAAAGGCTTTTTGTTTGCATCCGAAATGCGCGTGCATTTCACGTGCACTTTTTTTTACTGCTCTCGTAGTTCCGTTGTCCT